TAATATCGGTATGTTATAATGATGGTGTAGTGATAGTGATAAAGGAGAAGAAAAATGAAAAAATTAATTATTCTATCTTTATTAGGTGCTTTTGTTTTTGGTGTTGGAAGTGCTTTTGCTGAAACTGTGCATTTTCATTATAATGGTGGGTATACATTTAATTCATTTAAAACAAAATACCCTAAATTAAAGAAAGAAGATAGTGGTAAGAAAGATGGAGACCCTGTATATATTCATTATAAGGATGATGGAAAGACTGTTAATCTACACTACTAATTATGTTTTCAAGTTACGTTTTTAATTTTAGATTTTATAAAGGAGATTTTATTATGGATATCTATGGTGAATTTAACAGAATGTCAAGAGGTCATGTAGCTGATATTAATAATTGTGATATGTTAGATAATGAAACTATTCGCTCAGCTAGAGCTTTTTGTAACAATGCTTTTAAGTGGGAGAGCAGTGCAGGAGAGGTTGTTGCTGAG